AGTAACGCAGGATAAGGACGACGCGATCGCAAACGATCCTTTGAAGGACCAACATCCTAGCATGCCTATCTCGAAAGAGAGAAGCACTCGCGTAAGTTTTGGTGGCAAAAGAAACACTTAGTTTCTCACACAAAAATTACACAATTTTCGCACACCCATGAGGGGTGTGTGATGACAATTTACTGTGAGGAAAAATCATGGCTAATAAAGACGCGGCCTTTGGTTTTAGACCCGTAGGTAAGTTAGGTAGTTCAGTCAACAATTCCGGTACTACAAAGTATCGTATTGCGGACAACCAAGCCGGCGCCATTTACAAGGGAGACATAGTCTTCATTGGGGATGGATCAGACGCTGGTACAGGTGTGACTCCCGCGGCAGGATATATAGGTCCGGCGGCGGCAGGCCAAAGTAATTCGATTGGAATTTTCAATGGCTGCTACTACATCGACCCTACGACTAAGAAACCAACTTGGTCGAATTACTATCCCGGTAGTGTGAATATTACCGTGGGTACGATTGACGCGTTCGTCTATGATGATCCAAACACTTTGTTTGAAGTGCAAGCTTCAGGAACCCTGACCTATGCAACGGTTGTTGGTAATAACATTGACTTCGCTTATACTGCGGGATCAACTGTCAACGGCCAGTCAAAATCAGAACTGGCAAGTTCTGTGACAGGTTCAGGCGCCACTGACGTGTTCGTTGTTGTAGGGATCTCTGAAGATCCTGAAAATAACGATGCTGCTTCAGCAAATTCAAATTGGATAGTTAAATTTAACGAACATCGTTATCTCAGAACTGCTCATACGTTTTAAACTTAGGGAGATATTGAACAATGGTTATTTCAAGAATGCAATTGGTCAAGGAACTCGAACCTGGTTTAAACGCTTTGTTTGGGTTGGAATACGACCGATACGAAAATCAGCACACAGAAATTTTCGACAACGAAAGTTCTGATCGTGCTTTCGAAGAAGAAGTAATGTTAGGTGGGTTTGGTAATGCAGAAGTAAAACCGGAAGGATCTGGTGTTGTCTATGAAGACGCGCAAGAAACTTTCACTGCTCGCTACACTCATGAAACAGTTGCTTTGGCTTTCGCACTAACCGAAGAAGCCGTGGAGGACAACCTCTACGACAAAATCAGCACTCGATACACAAAAGCATTGGCACGTTCAATGGCAAACACTAAGCAAGTAAAAGCTGCAAACATTCTCAATAGAGGATTCAACAGTTCTTACCTTGGTGGTGATGATAAGGAGCTTTTAGCTACTGATCACACTACTCTGGCTGGTGATGTCAAAAATGAATTGACCACTGCCGCTGACCTCAATGAGACTTCTCTTGAGCAAGCACTTATCGATGTTGCAGGCATGAAGGATGAAAGGGGATTAAAGATTGCTCTTAGAGCACTGAAAATGATCATCCCGGTAAATCTTCAGTTTGTCGCTGAAAGGTTAATGAAATCTGCAGGAAGAGTAGGAACTGCTGATAATGACATCAATGCAATCAAATCTATGGGAATGGTGCCACAAGGTTATGTGGTTAACAATTTCTTAACTGATACTGATGCTTGGTTCTTAAAAACAGACGCTCCTAATGGACTTAAACACTTCACTAGGGCTCCTATTAGAACTGCGATGGAAGGTGACTTCGATACTGGAAACGTTAGATATAAAGCAAGAGAAAGATACAGCTTCGGCTGGTCTGACTGGCGCGGAATATTTGGCTCACCAGGAGCTTAATTATTAAAGAGGGCGTTCCTCGGAACGCCCTTTTTTACTTGCGTATACTGATAAATATCAGTATATTCAAATTTCCTAGCATTAATATAGTTATGCAGACTGGCTGGGCAGACGATATAGAGACGGCATGACAAAAGGTCTATATGACCAAGGAGAAAAACTATGGCTAAAACCAGCTTTCAGGGTCCAGTAAGATCCAAAGAAAATTTTAAGTTGTATAGTGTTACTGATTCAACAGGAGTTGATAGTGATAGAACGCAAGGGTTTGGCATTAAAGATGCAAGACGCTTCTATCTAGAAGAGTACTTTCATCAAAGACCAGGACTTAATGCGGTCAATATTATTGATCCGGATGCTGACAGTGCTTCTGATCTAGCGATCACTCAAGCGGCGAACAAAAACTTTGAAACATTAGGCACTAACTATACTACTGCTTTGACCACTTTCGCGTCAACTTCAGCAGGTATCTTGATGACAACAGCAACGGCTGACCAAGACCAGGCTATTTTGCTGCCGCATTTAGACACAAACCAAACAGCTTGGAGTGGAACTAAATGGGGAACTGAAAACCAAGTAGAGTGGGAATGTTCACTTCAGGCGGCTCAAACTGACAACGAAAAAATCTTTGCCGGTTTAAAATTAACAGGAACTGCTGAAGGTCAAGAAGTGGCGACTGATAATGATCAAGTGTATTTTAAGTATCAAACAGACGCTGATAACAGTGAAGCATTTTCTGACTACAGCTACTGGCACTTAGTGCACAGTATTGGTGGCACTGATTATATCAGTCAAACACCAGTTGCTTTTGCGGCAGATACGCCTTATCATTTAAAAATTGTCATTGATAGTGATAGAAAAATGACATATTTCATAAATGGCATACAGTATCATGTTACAACTACTTCTGGTTCTACTGGCGGTACAGCGGTAACAGCGGTGCAACCAAGTGAAACGGCTGTTAAATCTGCGGCTTTAACCAATGATGTGAATTTAATTCCATACATTGGAATTGAGAATGGTGACGCTGCGGCAGCAGTGCTTAACGTACACTACACAGCAATTAGTAGACACGTTTACGAATAATAAACTTAAATAAGTGGGGCTTCGGCCCCACGTTTCTTGATTAAGGAGGGAAACAATGGCAGATGTAGTAACGGGACCTACTATCCTACAGCAAAACGACAATCGTGTCGTAATCAAAATAGTAAATCAATCAGACGGATCAGGTGGAACAACAGTTTTTGGTGACGTTTCAGCAATGGTTGCGAGACAAGATGGCACTTCGGTAGCGCATCTTGCGTTAATGAGAGTTTGGTTTTCTTGTGATACGGGAGATGGTGGTGACACCTATGCTCGTTTAGATGAAGAAGACGATGATGGGGATATTCCTATAATTGGTTTGACAGGAACAGGATACTGGGACTTTAGAGAGTTTGGTGGAATACCAGCAGATAAATCTAGTAATACAAATCAAAGTGATGTTAACTTTGTTGTTCCAGGAGCAGCTGATTCTGGAAATATGTACACAGTTATAGCAGAATTTCAAAAGATTTATTAAGGGGTTTAAATGGCTTATTCAGGCACACAAACCTTTAATCTCTCAATAGATGAAATCATAGAGGAAGCACTGGAGCGTTGCCAACTGGAAGCGCGAAGTGGCTATGATTTAAAGACAGCAAAACGATCCCTCAACCTTATGTTTGCGGAATGGGCGAACCGTGGATTGAATCTATGGACTATTTCCTATGCCACGCAGACATTGACAGCTGGAACAAATTTCTACGGGGTTGACCAAAAGGTCGTGGACATCTTGGACGCGACAATCACAACGACAACTGATGCAACTGCAAACCTGGAAGGTGACAGCAGTACCACTGATGTTTCCGTTGCTAGAATTTCACGCGAAGAATTCATGAATCTCACCAGAAAGGAGAAATCATCAACTGGGGATGCAAGACCCACGCAGTGGGCCCTGATTCCTGGAACGGTCACAACTGGAGGATCTTCCTCTAGCGGTCGACCGGAATATGACATGACCCTTTTCCTATATCCAAGCCCAAACAAGGCTTACATTTTCAAATATTTCTATATTGGAAGAATACAGGACGCCGGTGATTATGTTAATAACGCCGATGTGCCCTTCTACTTTCTTCCGTGTTTGACTGCGGGGTTGGCTTACTATATAAGCTTAAAGAGGGCACCAATGCTGAGTGCAAACTTAAAAGCGGTGTATGATGAGGAATTTAAACGTGCCGCTGAAAATGACCGTGAACGAACATCGTTCAGGGTTGAACCGGCGCAAGCTTACATACCATAGGAGGTAATATGGTTAAATGTGAAAAATGCGGTCGT